ATAGATAAATGTTCCTCCAAATGTACCATCGCTTGAGTCTGCAAAAATTACTTCTTTAGTTCTGTTATTAAACACTCTAAAGACTACCTTAGTTCCTGTTGCCTCAATTATGTACTTAATCTTGTCGCTTGGTTTTAGTAGATAACTTGAGCCTATTATCATCTTTTGGTCGTTTAGGCTTACCATTTCAACTCCACTTTTGCCTGATGTTTCCCAGCGTACATTTATATCTTCTTTAAACGTGCTTGGGGTTGGGGTTGGGGTTGGTTCTTTTGGTTTTGAGCAGCCTAACAAGACTACTGCAAAAAGTATGCTTAGTTTATTCATTGTTACCTCCGTATGTCTGTTCGTAGTATTGTTCAGGTTGATATCTTACATCTCCATCACCCATATCGTATGCAATTAATATCTGCTGTTTCTCCATTTCTTTGGCTTGTTTTAGTATTGCATACCAAGTTAGCTTGTCTTTAGGCTCATCCCATAATTGTTTAAATAGCCATTCAGTAGCGGTTTGCTTATTTGATTCCATAATTTTGTTTAGTTAAACTTTAGCCGCTTTAATCAAAACCTCCTCCAGAATCTTCTTGACTGATTTATCTTGCTCAATAGCTTTTAGTTGGTAAAACTTGACTACTTCAGTAGGTAGGTCGAGTGCTTTTCTTTTTGTCTTTGTCATAATGCAACAAAATTATAATAATATTCTTAATAAGAAAATACTTTTTAAAAACTATCTATCCCCTCCAACTCCTTTACTCTCTTTTCGGCTGATTCCAAACGAGTTGCAAGTTCTAAAATATTTTTGTTCAACTCCAGATTTCTTGCTTTGGTTGCCATTTCTGATAGATATAGTTGCCCGATGTGCTGATGAACGGACACTAAATCAATAAGAATCTTCTCGGCTTTTTCTTTTCGCTCTCCACTTGCTTGCTCTGCGCTATTGTGTAAGGTAGTGATGACATTGCCTAACTTACCTACTATATGTAATGTCTTGGCTTCTTTTTGTTCATCAAAAGTCATTTGGGCTTTGAGAAGATATAACTGCTCAAAGGTCTGCTCGTATGCTTGTTTGTAGTTCATTAGAATGGTGTTTTAGTTTCACTTGCAAATCCTATAAATTCTCCTGCTTCTCTTAGCTTTTTTCCTTCTCCTGCATAGCAGATTTTACTTTCTAAGGTTTCTCTGTATCGAGATTTTCTCCAATCAAATTCTAAAAATCCAATCAAAGGTTTAGCCTTTCCAATTGTATCGGGTTTGATTTTAGAAAAATAAACATCTGTATCGTTTTTCTCTTTATTTGGCCAATCTACCGAGCAAATTACCTTGCCGTTCCTATACCAACTTGCGCCACCGCTTATATCGTTTGCATCTGGTATTCGCCTTTTCTTCGTGTCCTTATCAAATTCTACGTTCTTTGGATGGGCTATTGTCATAAAGTGCCTTTGTTTTAATTCAGCTAACTCGTTTCGGTAGCTTAAGACATAATCCAAATATTGGTCTTCTCTACCTTGAATATCGTGGTAGAGGTTCTTCCAACTATCAATAAAACAAGTGTTAACAATTCCGTTTTTATCTTCATACTCGCAAGTAAAGTTCCAGAGGTCAATAGGAGATAGTGGTTTTTTAGCATCTTCTTTGCCTGCAATCAAAAAATAAGTATCAATCCAAGCCGTTGCGTTTATCAAATCTAAGTCAGTAATTGAGTTCTCGTAACCCCTAAAACTTCTACGATAATACTTAACTAATAGTTTTCTTCTAATTTCGTTATAAGACCCGATGTCAGGAGCGTAAAGTAGGTGTCTTAATCCAAATACCTCTGATTGATAGAATAGTATTTCAAGTCCAAACTCGGTTTTTCCACTTCCTGGCGTTCCTGTGATATCTGTTACTCCATCCAAAGCATATTGGAATACCCCATTTAAGCACTCAAAGCCTGCGTAATTCATTCCCGCCCCTCCTGTCTTATGGAATACTTCAAAGTCTTTGCGTTTAGCGTTGTAATCAATTATTTTTACATTCATTAAAAACCCCTTTCTTTAAATTCACGAATTTTGCGCTCGGTTTCCGTTTCTTCTGTATGGTTGTTAAACTTTAATTTACCTTGAAGTTCATCTTTACTTGCCCATCCTTGAATAGCTTTTGCCCAATTAACATATTTGTTACCTTCTCCAGAGTATCGCTCGGCTGCTTCGTAGTAGTGTTTAAGTTTTTCTTTACTCCAATCTGGGAATGAGTTTTTAAATTCGTTTTTATCAAAGATTAAAGATTTATCAAAAGAGATTTTTATGGGTGTATTTACTTTCTTTTCCTTTCCTTTCCTTTCCTTTATAGCATTGCTATCGCATTGCGTTTGTAATGCGTTCGCATTGCGTTCGCTTAAGTTCCATCTATTAAACGCTGATTGTCTGGCTTTATCACTTTTACTATTTCTTTCATTAAGTCTTCTTTGAACAGATAAAGAGCCAAAAAAACCACTATCAAAAGTAAATAATTCGTAATCATTTATAATTGAAATTAAAACATCCTCATTGCACTTTAAATCAAACGCTATGCACTCGTAATCCGTTGGCAATGCGTTCGCATTATTATACAAATCTTCTATTAAAGCCCAATATAAACCATAACCTAAAAACCCGTGTTTTGATATTAATTTTTTAATCTTAATATCGTTTCTTGCATTATAATCGTGTGAGAAGTAAAAAGTATCTTTTGCCATAATTAATACCCCTCATTAAAAAGAATTTTACCAATAGCATAAAACCTTGCACTTGTACTCATTGACCTAAGATAAGACCCGAAATCATTTAATTCTAACTTAGTCTTTGCTACATTATGCCAATGCTTACCTAAGCCAAAAAATACATTACTATAACAACTTTCTATATTGTTATTAGTAAATGTTTGTTCAATAAATGTTTTAACGCCTCTACTATCTAAATTATTTAATAGTTCAATAGATGCCAAAATAAATTGCCTGCTATTTTCATAAGCAGAATATTTTGTTATTAATTTTTCAATGGTTTCTTGTTCCATATAGATTAAAAAAAGCAGTAAGCCGTTCGGGGTGCATCCCTACTAAGCTACTGCTTTGAATGTTTTTTTAACTAAATTGGTAATGCACTACCAAATAAACTGATACAAAAATACTACTTTAACCCAAACTTTTCTAAAGAGTTTTTCACATTTTTATCCTTTACGATTTTGTATTCAAAGTACCGCACTCGTTTGCCAAACTTTGATTCAGTTACCTTTTCTCTGTGAAGGATGTTGAAGTGTTCTCTTAACTCTCCTACTCTGGTGCTTAGTTTAATTGTCCCTGCGTGCTTAAATGCCGTGATAGGGTCAGTCCATCCCTCTAATAAAAGTAGGATGATTTGTTGCTTTTGTGATGTTGCTTTCATATTGTATAAATATTTAATTGGGTGTTAAATTTTGCTCTTAGTTCGATTCTCTTTTTATCCTTGCAGAATAATTAGTTGCAACAGGTTTTAATAATGCTTGTTCAAATGATAGTTTACTATGCTTTATTCTATACCTAATTGTATTTATATTTATATTAGTACCGCTTTTTTCATAAGCCTCTGTAAATGCTAATCTTTTCCCCTGATATTCTACAAATATTGTTACATCTCTATTGTTTGTATTTTCTTTAGGAGTAACAAATCTTACATTATCTGGGGTATAACCTTTATTGCTATCTATTCTGTCTGTTGTTAAACCATCTCTATACCCATTAGCCAATGCAAACTTTTTAAAAGCAGAAAAATCGTTCAACCATTCATCACACATTTTTATATTTTTACGCTGATAACAAGCATCACGATAAGTATTCTCACTTCCCCTATCTCGCATTGCTCTCCATTTATTATATAAAGGTGTTTTTGATTCTCCAAATGTTTTTCTTTTTCTGCACCCACAAGAATAAGTTTTGTAATTTACTAAATGTGCTTTTCTTATTTGCTTTTCTCTCCCACAATCACACCTACACAAGTAAGTTTTATTAGTTTGTCCGCTTGGTAATCTTAAAGTTTCGCCCTCTTTAATAATAGTAAGCATACCATATTTTTTATTAATTTCCATATTACATATATTTTATGCAATATTAAAATTAAATATCGTATAAACCTAATTTTTGATTAACTATTTTTCTAAGTTCTATTTGTTGCCCAACAAAATAAACCTTATCCTTATCCATAGTTTTAAACAATGCTTTAGCCTCTTTTATTGCGTTTTTTAGCTGTTCTTTATCAAACTTTATATCTTTATAAATAATAGGCAAATCAGATATAAGATTTAAAATATCTTCACCATATCTTTTAGCTAATCCATCATTGTAGCCAGTTATATTGCCGTGCAAATGAAGATTACAAAAGTCGCAAGATTTATGTAAGTTCCAGGAATGAAAGGTAACATTAAATGCCGTGTTTTTACTTTTGTGATGATAATGAGAAGCGTGCCACTTTTTATCACTTCTTCCGCAACTTATACAAGGCTGCCCATAATCAATTGCTCGGATTAACTTGTTTATCTCGGTCTGGAGTTTGTGTCTAAGGTCGGATGTAGTTTCTCTCGCTTCCTCAAGTATTGCGTTGTTTTTAGCTTGCTGCTTGGCTTTTAGTTGCATAGTTAACTCAT